CTGACCAACTCTGCGAAACCGTAGTTGAACGCCTGTATCCCGAATACGACGGTGACGAGGTTACGCGGCAAAGCTACGGATGGCTTACGTCTGAAGGCCGGGTTGAATATGCTTTCTCGAACGTAGAGCACTATCACGCAGTGAGCGACAGCGAACGGAGTTGATAGGTGCGACTGGTTCCACCTTTTAATTTATTATGAAGATAAAGCTACAAAACAACCAACTGGTGATTATCACCGATACGGCAGAACAAGAATCCTTTCTTCGTTCCATTGCCGAAAATCAAGAATCCGTCGAAATCAATAAGACAGATTCTTTTCAAGCCATTCATTCACATCCTTCGGACCAAATCCAGTCCAAGGCTTCTTTAGTGTAATGATGTAAATGTTATCATTAGAATCTATCATGGGTTTCAATTCTGCATACACGCTTTCGACAGTTTTTGTTGTGGATACTGCGTATGAAGACTCGGACAATTTTGCCCAAGACGTGCCAACTTCTTTTACTTTTTTAACGATGTTGGGTCGTGTGGTTTCTTTGTTTAGGTCGTATGTTATTATGTATGTGCTCATGGTTTTTCTTTTGTGGAACAGTAATTCGCAGAGCGTTGCGGCTTTGTTTGTCCAGGCGGGTGGAGCCTACTACAATCTCCAGAACGTAGACCCTTGGGATGAAGTCCGAGACGCTCGGAAGTATGACGGAAACAGTCCAGTCGTATGCCATCCACCATGTCAGAGATGGGGTAAGATGTGGGCTGGAAGTCCGTCCGTGATAGCAAAAACAGGAGTGCGGAAAAAGAAGGGAGACGATGCTGGATGCTTTCAGAGTGCGCTTGAATCCGTAAGGCGATGCGGTGGAGTGCTAGAGCATCCGTGGGGAAGTCACGCATGGCCGCACTTCGGGCTAAAAAAGCCAGATCGCAAAGGCGGCTGGATAAAGGCCGACGATCATGGCGGCTGGACGTGTTGCGTAGAGCAATGGCGATATGGTCACTACGCGCCAAAGCCTACGATGCTTTACGCTGTGCGCTGCGAGCTTCCAGAATTAGATTGGGGAGTGTATAAGGTGCAGGACTCGGACTTCCCAGAGTGGGCAATGGAACGCTATGGACGCGAGAAATGCCGCAAGATCGGTCTGCTATCGTTCAAAGGTGGCGGCACAGATAGCACTCCGCGAATCCACACGCCGAAACCATTCCGAGATATACTACTACGGATGGCTTTTTCTTCTGCGAACTCCGATTAGACGACAACTATTCGATATTAAACTCATCCTCCAATATGAACCTTACGCCAAAGCTCCAGCAGTTCATTTGCAGCTACCTCCGTGCGGTTGATCAGATGGTCATTGGCCGCATTGAGCAAATCGAGGGGCGCGTACCGTCAGACACTGAACTTGCCCGATACGGACACTGCATCAAACAGCAAGGGCATCCCGACCAATGGACATGGAGAGGCGAACTCATTGCGACCGCCGAGATGGACATCGCAGCAGGGCGCTACAGGATCAAGCCGATCTACGCCTCGCCCGCTTCTTAGCCGCCTTCTTCTTTTTCGTGGCAGGTTCCCAGCGAACCAGTATGTTTTCGTCGGCGATCAGATCCGCGTAGTGGTCATTTGTCACCTGTGGCGACTTGTGTCGCAAGACCTTCTGCGCCGCATAGAGTCCGCGACGGTTCGCCACCCAACTCCCGAATAGCATACGCAGTTCATGGATAGGCTTTTTGCGGTCGAGTCCTTTGGAGTGCAGCCATGCGGAAAGGTAGCGGGCAGCGTCCTGCCCGTCCGTCATGGTGCCTGTCAACACGCGCTCGCCGTCCTCCATGATGTTGCTCAGCTCCTTATAAGCCCAAGGGCAGAGCTCTGTCGAAGACTCTCCCTTGCCCTTTTGCTGCCAGTCCTCCGTCAGCCCGAGAAAGACGCAAGGATGCTCGCCGCCCGAAATCCAATCCTGTCGGCAGTTCATAATTTCCGCCCTGCGCAGTCCCGCACCCAAGGCCAGCAAGTAGATGCGGTACGCGTTCGGCTCCTTCCGGAGTTCATGTGCGTCGTCAAATATCTTGTGGATCACCTTCGCGTCAGGCAGGCGGTAGAGCGTCTTTGTCACGCGGCGAAAGAGCACACCCTTCAAAAAATCACTCAGATCGGGTAGGTTTAATCCGTAACTCTCGTATTCACGTATCGCGTCCATTGAGAAGACGCTCCGCGCGTCGGCCATCACCGATTTCACCTTGCGCTTCACCTTGTTCTGCTCCGCAACAGAGTCCCCCGCCTCCTGCATCTCAGCCAATTTCAAATCCGAAATAAAGCGCTGGTTCAACTGTCCGACAGAGAAGCCCTCCACGGCCCCCAGAGCATCGTCGTATTTCATCGCATCCGGCATCGACTTCCGGCTCCGGTGCGCCATCACCCGGCGAACCACCCACATCAGGCGCCCGCGGTAGTGCTTTGCCACCTTCGGGTTCAGTTCAAGCACAGGCTCCGCCTTCTCATGCGCCCGCACAATGTCGGCCACCGTCAGCTTACTACGGTCGCGCAGCATCGAATCCGGGTTGAACCGGCGTAGAGCATCCTCGATCGAGTTCCGAGGGTCGCGCAGGAAGTCGTCGATCTCATTGCTGATCGTTTCCGCCATCCGCTTCTCCGGCCCCAACTTGAAATAGAACTGCTGCTTACCCCGCTTTATCCGGCGCACATAGTCCGAGCCATAGACAGTTTTCCCATCGACGACGCGCGGGATACGATAGCAAGTAGAACCCTTGCCTTTTTTAGTTACGAATTTCTCACTCATGGTCTCTCACTCCAATAACCCCCGTTTAACACCTTGGCGCGACGCACGTCAAGCAACTTATTCCAACTTGAAAAAATAATTTCCCGTAAATAAGCGGCATGGAGGGCGAAAAGTGAAAATAAGTTTGACTAAAATATATCAGTTTATTGACTCTTAATCAATTGGTTCGGGGTTCGAGTCCCCGATCCAGTAGGACATTTTAAACCACTTAAAGAGAGTCACTTACGACTCTCTTTTTTTTTGTGCATCGTTGGTTTTTCTTGCTATATCTGTAACCCGCGTTTAACACATACCCCCGACGCACGGTATGAGAGAGGGAGACTTAGAGCGGATTGCGCAGTTAAAAGACTTGTCGGATCAGGATTTGGCCGAGGTGATCATCGACTGTCTTCGCCCGGCTCTGCTCCGTAATGCCGCACGGATCAAAGCGAGCTCTATTGAGTCGGATTTTAAGACGGCATTCCGTCTCTACATTAATGCGGACTTCTCGGATGCGCAGAATATTGCGATGGAATCGACGGGGTGCATCGAGCCGCTTGTTTTTGAGGCCGTCAAATTGAGGAAACCATGGTGAAGCCCGATCTGAGTCCCGAGGAAGTGAAGCGAATGACGGCCGGATGGCGGACTTCGGAATCTTCGGCGGCAACTCAGGAGGAGGCGGAGGATCCGCGATACCGCAAGGGCGAGGACTGGCATCGAAACAAGCAGAAGATGCTTAAAAATGAGGCGCTGATCTACGCACTGGCGCTCTCAGGGATGACTTCGGAGCAGATCGCGGCGGCATTCAATGTTTCCCGCGAGTGCATTGGGCGGAGGCTTCGCGTTGTCGGGGCGACGAAAGGGAGAGGTCGCCCAGGGAAGTCAAAGCGTTCTACGTGCTCTCAGACGCGTCAGACGGTGTCTGTGTTTTTCGCTTAACCGTGGCCGGTGCCTCCGGGCAGATAGCCGATGGTCATATCGCGCAGCATGGCGCGTGCGTCGGGGTTATTCGAGAATACGACAAGGACAGTGACTTGGATGCGACGCCCGCGGATATTGATGCCGACAAGCTGCTCCTCGTCGGGGTTCGGGTTGCCGATCCAGTAGCCATCGCTCTGCCCGTATTCGGTGCGGGCGAAGACGCCGACATAGCACTTCGAGTCGCGCTGCCATGTGAGGCGAATCTCCTGAAAGACTTTTTCCATGTTGGTGCGCCCCATGTCCTCCGGGGCGAACTCCAGCCGGGCGACGGTGGCGTTTGTCCACTGGATCGTCTGAATGTCCTCGGGGTCGAAGATGACGGAGGGACTGTCATTCTGAAACAGCGTGCGGGCGAACCGGGAATACTTGGCGTAGGGTGTGCCGGCGAAAGCGAGCAGGTAGCCGTCCGTATCCCGGTCGGCGGTGGCCTGTAGCCAGACGAGCGGGACTTGAATCTCGTCGGCGTCGCCCTCGGAGTTGATTTCTTCGCCTTCCTCGGTCTCTAGGGCAAAACCCTCCTCGTCCTGCACGGGCGGGAAGGCTTCGTCGGCGGTCTCCTCGGGGAACTCGCCATTGTCGGCGGCGCCGTAGTCTTCGAGCTCAAACTCCTCGCGCTCGCGGAGTTCGTCGAGGTCGCTGAACATGAGTCCACCCTCGGCAGTGGCGACGACAACCATATTGAGACCTTGCCGGGTCTTGCGCCCTACGGTGGAGGCGGTCGCATTGGGAAACAGCATAGGGCCCGAGACGCTGCGACTGTCTTCGCACCAGACGAAGCCACCGTATGCGGTGAAGTCGGCGGTGTAGCCGTCCGCATTGGTCTTGAGCGGAGCAAAGATGAAGTAGCGGCCATTGACGCGGTCGAAGAATCCATGCGCCGACGACGGGTCGCGGGACATGCGATCGTTCCAGATGTTGTCCGCCTTCGAGGTGGCGATGTCGCGCTCGTGCCAAAAGTCCTTATCCGGGGCGGACGTGCGGATGGCGTTGTCGTTGTAGATTTCGCGGTCGCGGCCAAACCAATAAGCACCGGTTCCCGTCACGTCGCGTACGCAGTTGTGATTCGGAGCGGAGACGGAGAGCGGCGTTGCGTTCTGGACGGCGTGATAGCCGTCGTTTCCCTGGCCGATGTTGCGCACGATCCACGGGCGCTTGTCTGTGTGGGCGACGATATACTCCTGCCAAACAGAGAGTGCGACGACTTCGGACGCGTCCGCACGGGAGAGCTCAGCAAAGGAGTTGGTCAGGTTTTGGACGCGCTCGGGGTTCGGGAACTCCTTGTTCGGAATGTCTGTCATCCAGACCTTGAGCGGATCCGCGTCGTTGCCCGCAGCGAAAACCGCCCCGCTGACGGACTGCGCGAAGGATTTACAGGCGGGAAACTGTTCTTTGCCGATGTCGTAGGGGTCGGTCGGCGCAGTGACGCCCAGCTCGGTGACGAGCCCCGTCTCGCGCTTCCAGATGTAGTTCGCGTGCGTGCCGTGTCCCAGCCAGAGGTCGTCATTGATCGGAGAGCCGTAGTAAACCTTGCTCCCGGAACTCAGGTCGATCTCGATACCTGCCGCCGCGCCGACGTCGGCCACTGTGATGCTGCCCGAGTCTGAGGTGAGCGGATACTGGTCGGACTGCTCGACGAGCCAAAGTCCATGACAACCCGCCCCTTTCTCGTAGAACATGAGCAGGACATTCCCCTGTTTGGTCAGTGTCAGGAAGTAGCCATAGCCGTCCTGCTCATCCGTCCAGAAGTCTTCCAGCAGTGAAGAGAGGTCTTTGATGCCCCAAAGGTCGAGCCACGAGAGCGGCGAGGAGATTGCCCCGTTGGGCGCCACGACTGCGCCCTCAATGCGACGGAGCGTCCCCCGATCCTGGTCGGTCGATTCGACGCGGGTGCTCGCGCCCGTAAATGCCTTTACCTGAAAATACTCCATTTGATCCTCATCTTTACGGAAATCGGACAAAAGGAAAGAGGTTGCATTTTAAGCATCCGGCCACTTGCCGAGCGGGCAGGCCTCGGTGGCTAGGTCTGCGTATAGAATGTCAGCGCGGTTAGTTCGGCGTCCGCCCAGTCATTGTTGTTATAGCTGTCGTAATTGACCTCCACGAATGGGATGCCTCCGAAGGTGGAATAGGTGATGCTGCGAGTGGTGTTCGACCACACACCCAAAGGAAAATAATCCTCGTCGGTAATCCACGAGACGAAGACGTGCTTTTTAACATCAATTTCAGAACTCCCTTGGTCGGCACGTCCGGCGGCCTGGAACGGGCCGTTGCATAGCCATGAGCCGAAAAAACCGTCGTCATCCTCCTCCGCTTGACGCATGTCGCCGTCCAGCCCGTCAAACCTATAAGCGTCATCGGCGAACTCCCTGAGCACAGATTTCGGAGTCCCGGTATCTTCACTGGCGTTGCCGTTGAAGAACGAGGCGACTCCGTATCCCACGAAATTACCTTCGTCACTTGTGGCTCCATCATACATGCGGACAATCTCGGGGACTTGCACAATGACCGCTGCGGAATAGATGTATGCGGCTCCGTAAAAGTATGCTTTCGCTTTGCGCCCGTATCCACGTTGCCAGCGCGGAAATCCTGATCCCGGATCGCGCCGGAATTTGAGTTGATGCGGCGTGCCCGCGCCGTCTTTTCTCTCCAGTATCCGCATGCATTCCCGTTCGTCCGGCAGCATCGTGGGCTTGTTGTCTTCGTAATCAGTCGAGTCCGGAGAACCTTCTGGGTCAAGCTCGGGAAAGACAAGGGCGGTGTATTCTTCCAAGCCGATGCGGACTTCTTCCTCATCTATTTCAACGGGGAATTCCCCGAACCCATACTCCGTTGACCGAGCCGTCCCCGTGACGCTGTAGGTCTCATACGTGAGCTTGATCGCGTTGAGCCACGAGAGGTGAATCTCTGATGCGGTCGGGGCGTTTCCTTTCTGGGTGCCTCCGAGGGTGATCCAGTAATCGGCGGTGGTCGTGTTTCCGTCAACGTCCTCAAGGTCTGTGAGGTCAACCTTGCGAGGGCAATACGGGAATCCGCTTCCGGTCGTGCTGAGTTGGTATGCGTCTATTGATGGTGCTGGCATTAGGCTCTCCGTATCAATTCTGCTTGCGGCCCGTCTGGTGTGCAGACCACGTTTTCTCGATAAACTCCCGATATGTCGAAGGTGTATTTTTTCCCGCTGATTGTGATAATAGTCGGGACACGGAAATAGGTTTGATCTACGATTGGATCGGCGTTCGCGTCGCCGTCGTAAATCTCTGTGCTCGATGTGCCGACGGGCTCGTCGCCGACTCCGATCGGATCTTTGAGCCGCCCATTCTCCACCTTGAATTCGGCGAACCAGTTGTCGTGCGTCTCCGGGTCGTAACCGTCCATGATGTCAGAGATCGTGACTAAATCCGGTGTGGTCTGACCGGCTCGGTAGATGAGCATGTGGGTTCCGCCACCGCCCCCGCCGCCCTTGCTCACAGTGTCCCCAGGCAGCGGCTCTTCGGCGGGGAGAAGCTCGCCGGTCTGTGTGATGCCCGTCTGTGGGAAATCGCGTGCCGACGAGTAGAACTCCTCGCCGCCGACCGGGGCGATCTCGCCTGTGCCTATGCTGCCGTCCATTTGATAACCTCCCAGTAGATGGTGCCGTCGTAGGTGATGAAGACGGGTCTCGCCTTCTGATCGACGATGCCGGTCGTGGCATAGGCGCTTGCGTTGTTGTCACCCGTGCCGACGACCGAGGTTTGCTCTTTGACCGTGACTTCATCCGAGGTGGAGACGGTGTTGTCGGTGACTTTCGGGATCTCGGCGGCGACGTATGTCAATTCCCCCGCCTTCGTCATGTCGCCCGCGATGTAGTAGCCGACGAGGTCTTCGTGTCGGGTGGAGGCCGAAAAGGCGCGGTTGAAGCCCGTTACTGTCTGGTTGTTGGTTTCGGTGCCGAAGATCACACTCGTTCCCGGCCCGCCCCGGAGATTGAGGCGTTCTTCTTTGAGTGAGCAACTGACCAGCGTCGGGTCGAAGGCTCGCGCCGCCTCAGCCGGAGGAGATGCGGTGATTTCCAGGGTCATCGTCACGTCCTGCCACGACGCTTTGGCCGGAGTCCGCTTGTAGCTGGCGCGGGTGCCACTGATGTCGCCGCCCGTCACGTCCGTCATCGAAATCGAATCTTGGATGAGGGTCAATATGCCGACGCCCTGCACTCGTATTTTGCTGGGGACGGAGTATTTTTGCCCGGTGATCGTGCCGCTCGCATCTGCCGACACCAGGTAAGTGCGGTTGAACTGCATGAAGCCCTTGATGTTATGGTCGTTCTTGGAAACGAGTTTCGACTTGGTGCCTTCTGCGGACTCTTCGAGAACAGAAGTATAAGTCCAGTCCGTGCCGTTTACTTTTGGGTAAAAAGGGGCACCTTGCGAAGTTAGGGTAATCATGCGCGTGCCCGGCAGTCGAAGGCTTCCGGGCTGCTCGGGCATGGCGATGATCCCCGCCTCCGCCCATCGCTTCACGACAATGGCCGAGACCTTTCCGCGCTCTGCGAAACCGTTTCCGGACAGGTAAAGTCCGTTGATGTCGCCACTCGTCCCGGTCGTTGTGCCCACGGTGCCGGTCAGCGTATGGCCGTCTCTGGCGACAAATCGCTGCTCGACCATTTTGAGCCCGTTGTCGGAGTAGGATATTACGTCGGTGCCAAGCTGCACGAGTGTGGCGTCGCCCTCTGGCAACTCCTGATAGACGCGGTAATACATCTGATCGACACCGAACGGGGTGCCCTCGGAGATGCCTTGATCGACGAGCAGGGCTTGAGGGAACTCCTCGTCTGCCGTCTCACGCGGGAGGAACAGCTTTGACTCGATGTTCGCGGCTTTGGCCGCAGCCGAGTCCACCTCCCACCGGCGGGTGATGCGGTAGAGCCCGTGCTCCGTCCAGTCGATTGACGGGCGGAGTGGCCTTTTCAAATAGGTTTCGTATCCAGTAGCCATTAGTATCCTGGGCGAACGCGCAGACGTGACGGACGGCGCTTCTGATTGCGCGAGAATCGGCGCAAGGTGGAAAGTGCGCTCGCATACTCGGTGGCGAGTTCACGCTGGTTCTTGCCGTCGTAGCGCTTCGAGGAGCTGCAAATCTTCTCCAGTATGGGGATCAAGACCACGTCGGCAAAGTCAGCGGGACCGGGGAACGGCACGTCGCCCGTGGCAGGAATGGTCGGCGCCACCGATGCACGATATTTGATGCTGTGCTTGACCTGCGGGAGCGGATGCACGACGAAGCGACGGGCGTAACTATCGCCGAGTGCGGTATCGTCCACGAAGTAGAAGTTAGGCGTGCCGATGAGGAGCGAGTTGGTCGCCCCCTTCTGGATGGCGAGACTGTTGTAGTAGAACGCGCCGTCTTCCGGCCAGTAGTCGTTATAGACGAGGCCGCGCGCGAGGATTTCCTGCCGCTTGCCCGTGATCTCGGAGAGTTGACCGTAACCGAGGAGTTCCGGACTCGCCATGACAGAGAAGACGGACGGATCCAGCGTAATCGAGTTATGGTAGAAGGTGGCCGACACGGTGCCAGTCTCGCCCTCATACGGTTCTATGAACTCTCCGTTGCTGTCGTCGGTGCGCTCTTTGAAGGTGTAGAACGTGTTGCCGATGACGACGTAGCTGCCCGCGAATGTGCTGGCCGGGATATCGTCGGAGTGGGTGAACCCTATGCCGCCCTGCGTGACGCCGATACTTGCCGTGATCGCGCCGGGCAGGTGGAGCCCAAAGGTGCGCTCCGCCCACCGCGTCCGCGTGTCGTCCTCCGGCTGGAACGCCTTATAGACGGCGCGGGTCACGGCGCGGGCGATCCACGATTGTTCGGGGCGCGACTGCGCGTAACTCGGGAATCCGAGCATCTGCGCCGCCGCATCTCTGAGTTCATCCCTAGTCATGGGCTTTAGATGTCAGGAGTCTCCTCGGACTTCTCGCGGCTCACGATGATGGCTTCCTCAGCGACCGCGCGGAACTTCTCAAGTCCGCTTTGCTTGGCCGGGGCTTTGCCGCCGTGAACCTCGATAATGAAGATCAAAGTGTCTTTGTCTTCGATCTTGGCGAGCTCGTTGCCGAGTTCGTTCTCATCGATCGGCTCGAAGTAGGCTTGGTCGTATTCCGGGGAGTCTTTATCCTCGAATTCGGAATCCTTAACCTCGGACTCAGGTTCCTTTGCCGGTTCGGGTTCCGTCCCAGGCTCAGGCGCTTTGGGCGGAGTTGGCGCGGGTTCCTTCGGCGGCTCAGGCGCTTTGGGTTTGGTGGCCTTCTTTTCAGCGGACACTTCGTCGAAGAGTCCGGGCACGATGATGGAGAAGAAAAAGAGTTGGTGGAATTGAGCCGACTGCATGATGTCGTCGATCTCGTTTTGGGACTTCGGCTCATACGTGTAGTAGCCAAGATCCTTGTTCCAGACGAAGCGGTAGCACTTGCTGCTAATGCCGTCCACGTCGATGACGGCGGAATGCTTCTTCTCGTCGAGAATAAATAAAAGTGGTCGTTCCATAATGATAAAATGTGCGGGGTTAAAAAAGTGGCCCCCCTCGCCAAAGGAGGTCGAGAGGGGCCGGGTTTTGGCTACGTTGAGTGAGAGAAGAAACCGTAGCTAAATTTCTGTTTAGCCGTTGTAATCGTTGAGATTAAGCTGTGGCAGGTTGAGCGCGGCAGCGACCAGCATGTAGTTGGGACGGCGCCCGCGAACATCCTGGTAAGGCGAGAATCCGCGAACAGCTTGCAGACCGATGGCCTCCAAGTGAGCGCGACCGCTCTTGTTCTCGTAGTCGTCCTTGCGGCTGATTTGCTCCAGTTCGACTGCGCCCGTGCCTTGGCAAAGCGCCATTTGGCCCATATGGAGGAAGAACGTCACCGGCACACCGTTGGATGTGCAAGGGATGATCAAAGCTCCGGCAGGGTGCGCGTTGCTGTATTTGGCATCGGCTGTGGCGATGACGGAGGCAACCTGACGAGTGACGGTCAGCGTAGAACCATCGGCAGAGAAGCCAGCGGCGGTGTAGGACACGCCCTCATACTTCTTGTCGGTCGGGTTCCAGATGATCGCGTAGTAGGTGCGATTGTCTGTCGGCAGAGTCTGGTCATCGTAGAACTTCCAGGGATAGCCGGGGAAGTTGGCGAAGCAGTCCGAAGCGGAGACTTCACCATCGGGTGCGCGACCTGTCAGGATGAGTGTAGTCTCGTCTGCAATGGCTGTGCCGAGGCGAGCCATCGGGCGCAGCGGCGTGCCGAGGCGACCGTCTGCGGTGCTTTCGACAACATTGTGAGGGAAGATGATATTCCCGTCCCAAGTGACGTATTGACCGGAGAACTGAGGGTTCTTGGCGGAACGCTCGCGGGCTTCCTTCACGGCGGCGAGGTAAGTAGTCTGGCTCTTGAGCGAGCGAAGACCCTCGTCGGCACCGAAGAACAGCGCTTGAGGCGTTTCGGCACCCATCTGCCCCGTTTCGATCGAGATCGCCCTGAAGCCCTGACCTTGCAGGAGTCCCTTGGAGTTCTCGATTTCGCCGGTATTGATAGTGTCCGCACTGGTCAGATCGTCCCAATCGTCGTATCCGCCGACCACATAGAGGTTATCGGAGGAAGACTTGAGGGCGTCGTCACGCAGAGCGACCATCTTGTCGTCGGCGACCTTGCGGCCATACCATTCGGCCATAAGGCCAGCAGAGATGGACGAAGGCGTGCCCATTCCGAGGCGGAACAGAGAGAGAACCTGAGTCCAGCCGACCGAGTGACGAAGCAAGCCCATAGTGAGCGAGTAAGTCTGGAAGCGGAGCTTCTGTTCTTTGCCGGTGAGTTGGTTCTCGTCGAGCACACCCTGACCGCCGATACGGCCAACGTTGGTGAAGTGGACGGTACGGGCTTTACCCGAGGTGAGAGTCGGGTTCTCCGACTTTTTGACGATGGGCATACCGCTGCCTTCGGCACCGGTGAATTGATTGAACACGTCATGTTTGCCGTGTTCTTCGACAACGACGTCTTCCCACACTTCGCGCTCGAAGGTAGGATCGTTTGCAATCAGGTCAGCATACTGCGTGGCCTGTTGCTCTAAAGCTTCTTGTGGCATGGTGATTTAAGAAATTTGAATTAAGTTTGGTGAATGTCCCCATGCAGTGAGCCGGTCGCTTAGACGTTGACCGGGACTTTTCCCAAAAGGGCTTTCTTCTCCTCCAGTGTCATGTTTTTCCTATCCTTTTGATAGGTCTCACGAGACTTTTGGATCGAAGCGGCTTGAGAGTCGTCGCCACTGGTGAGGACTTTGGATGCGGACGCTTTTGGCTTGGGAGCCTCGGGCTTCTTTTCCGCTGCCGGTTTCGGCGGGGTCGCTTCCTTTTTCGGTTCGTCGGGAGGCGTCGGCGATTCCGGCGGTTTTGCACCTGCCGGAGTGAGTCCCTTTTCGTCAGCAAACTCGCGAGCCATGATTTCGGGCCACTTTGCGCTTTTGAAGACAGCTTCGTAGTCCGGGTCTTTGGCCTTCGCGGCGTAGTATTCGAGGAACTCCTTGCGGGCGTCGGACTTCTCGTCGGCCAGATCGGGGAACTTCGCATACACCTTGTCGGCGCTTTCCTGAACCTTGGTATCGAACGCGTTCATCTGCTCATCCACTTGGGACTGCTCGATGCCGTCGCGATCTTTCTTGAGACCTTCGATTTCCAGTTCCTTCTTCACGATTTGGCGAGTCAGGTCGGAAGACTCCTTCACATCCTCGGCCTCCTGAGCATCGGTCAAACGCTGCTCCAGGTCTTCGAGTTCGCTGTTGGCGGTCTCAATCGAAGCATCGATTTCCTCAAAGGGGTTCTTCACCTCCTCTTTCGGCTCGGGCTTCGGCTTTTCAGGTTCGGGCTTCGGTGCTCCGTACACTTCCTTGAACGCTTCCTGCTCCGACTTGCCCTCTTTGATCAGAGAGAAGAACTGGAGTTGCTTGGCGTCTTTCGGGGTTATGCGGAGCTTCGGCATTTTGACAGGTTCGTCGTCCTCCTCCTCTTCGTCCTTCTTTGGCTCGGGCTTTGCATCCTCGGGCTTCGGGTCGGATTCGGGTTTTGGCTCGTCCTGCTTTTTTGCCGGTTCGCTATCTTCGGGCTTCGGCTCGGCCGGTTCTTCACCTGGCTTGGCCTCGGCGGCTTTCTGCTGCTGTGCCGCATAGACTTCCGCTCCTTTACCTTGGAGGATCGCCATGCGATCTTCGGCAGACATTTGAGAACGGTCGAACTTTACGGGTTCGGCTGCGGGTTGCTCGGGTGCGGCGTCAGGGTTTTTCACCTCTGCGTCGCTGGGTGTAGGGTTTTCACTCATCGACGCAATTTGAGCGTCTAAAGTGCCTTGCTGTCCATAGGTTGCATTTTATTTGAGGCAGAAAATAGCCGGTCGGCGGCTATGAGGGACATCCTTAAAACCCCATCGCCTTCTTAATAGGCGAACAACCGACCGACTAAATCATGGAAACTTGAGGCTTTGGGCCGAAAAGCTTCTCCGCTTCGACGTTGCAGGCTTCCCGATATTCGGGAGCGTTGTCGATTTTGACGTGCTTCCTGTCCAGTTCGTGCGGCCCCTCATACTCGACGGACGGGTGCAACACCAAGCGGTCGCCACCGGGCTTGTTGACGTGTTGGATGAAATGCACACATCGAGTGATGTTCGGCTGCGGGATACGGAGCGTCTGCGTCCACCACTTCGTCATCGCCCGCCATTGCATAAAGCGCATCCACACTTCGCGCCGATAGACAGGATCGCACATGACGACGACATCGACGGTCACGCCCAAGCGGTGCAACTCGGCTACAAACTTGCGGAACCACCAACCCCCGCCGTAGGAATAGACGCAGGCCATCAGCTTGTCGCCTGGGTTCATGCGCTGCGCGACGCGCCTCGCCCACCCCACAGGGTCGTCGCTATACTCCATGAGCATGACGATCGTGTCGATGGATCGGTAGCACTCCAGATCCTCGAATATGGCGATGCTGCCACTATCGTGGGTTGCGTGCCGCTGTTGCGTGAATCCGGAGACGACGAATAGGTAGTTCATTTCACTTCAACCTCCACTTTGGTTTCGACCCGCACCCGCACTCTCGGCGCACAGAGGACAAGCAGGCAGACAAGACAGGCCAAGCTCACGGCAGAAGCCGTGATAATCATGGGCGTGGAAAAGATGCAGAGCAAGGGGTTCATCGGGCATGGCTAGGTGTGTGACGGGGTCGATGTGCTTTTGCCAATGGTAGCTGGCGAGGCGTTTTTGATAGTCCGCGCGTAGTTGGTAAGCGTAAGCGAGCAGGCGGTGCAGCTCAGGGTGTGTGTCGGCTGGTATCGCATGGCTCACTTCCAGAACTGCCACCATCGGCGCTTGGGTTTCGGTTTGGCACGTAGGCCGGAGATGTCGTTTTCTTCGACCGCGTAGAGCATCCCCCCGTCGCGCATCATGGCCTTAAGGTCGTCGATGGGCAGGAGCACGATGCCGTCTTGCCCGTGATCGCGGCCCCAGCTCTGCACGATGGAGACCAGGCCCTCGCTGTAGGCGATGCCGTTGATGTGGACAAAGTGCCCGCCACGCACCTTGCCTGTGTAGCGGATGATGCCGCCCCGCCCCGGATCGAAGCAGCCCTCGCGCCAGGGCGCGGCTAGATCGACCCCGCCCTTTTGGATGGCCACGGCAAACTCATCCCACGTGCGGATGCGATACCAGGCGCGGATCAAACCGAGGCTGCGGAGAAACTTGTAGAGCCCATTGGGCGTGGTGCCCTCGTAGTCCTCGCCGGGGCGCGAGTCGTGCCGCTTTGCGCCCTCGTAAAAAAACCGTGCGATGCGCTCCGTGGTGAGCTGAGCGCCCGGCTCGGTGGCGTAGCCGTGAGCGCGGCCAAAACCCACGCAGGCACCCTGGCGGCCTTGGTCGAGGCGGACGAGGGTTTTGTGCTCGATGTCCCGGGCGACGGGCTGCTCGGGGTAGCGGCTGGCAAATGACCAGTCGCGCTCATCCTCGCGCAGGGATACGTCGAGACGGCGGCCACGGTGGAGGCGGGAATCTGAGCGGCGGTGTTTCATTGAAGGACGGAGAACGAAGGACGGAGGACGGATTTAGAGTGCTCCGGCTACTTCGGGCGGCAGGGGCTCGGGATTGGCGAGCATGTGGCGGAGGCCGTCGTGCCATTTGGGATCGACGCGTTGCGACTCGGGATTGGCGCTGAGGCTGAGCGGGTAGCGCTCGCGGGTGCGCTTGTCGGTCAGGTAGCCCCAGAGGGATTCGTCGATAGGGTCGTGCATAGAAACTCGCATAGAATACTGACGCGGCAAGGGCGCTCCAAACCGCTTTATCTCTAGCGCGACGCGCTCCACGGCGTCGAGCACCTCGCTCGCGGTGACTAGCACTTCGGGCGCGACTCCGATGCTGTCGAGCTCCAGGGTGATGTTATCCGTGTAGCGGCGGACGAAGCTTTTGATCGCCTGCACCTGCCCGGGCGAGAGGTCTTGGCTCTGGATGGCGCGGGTCACGATGTAGTCGGCCAGCCCGGCGACGGTCACGGTCTGGCCGGTGCGGATGATCTCGCGGGCATCACGCACGACTTTCAACGCTTCGTCCACTCGGGAGTCGTTGTCGATCACGATGCCGGCCGCGATCTCGGCGGCGGTGATGATGTCGGCTTTAGTCACCGCAGGACGGTCGCCGGTCGTGGCACAACCGGAAAACAGCGCGAGCGCTGTGAGGCAGCTCAGGGCGAGTAGTGTGGCGATTTTATTCATGGTGTGTGTGTGGTTTGGGAGAGTCGGTCTTCGGTGGCATGGCGCTCGTCCATTCGGGCGATGTTAATGATGATCGATGCGCTACTCCCTGACGGCGGGGATTAGGGGCTGGGCGGCTGGAGGCTGTGGCTGCTGGGGCCGGAGGCTAGCTCCGACGCTACGGGGGGCTGGATTTATAACCTGCCCGGCGATGGCTCCGAGGGCTTGCACGGAGGTGGCGAGGGCTTGGGCCTGGTTGGCGTTGGCCTGCGCCTGGATGGCGTCGCGCTCGGCCTGGGCGTAGGCGGCGGCACTGGCGAGGGCTTTAAACTCGACGCTGTCCACGATGCCGGTCTCGGGATCGGTGGTGGTGCGGGAGTAGAGCACGTCTTTCTCGCTGCTATAGTTGAGCGCGGGCGCGGGCTCGGTGGTGAGATCGAGCGTGGTCTTGATGGGCTGGCTTTGGCAGCCGGTGAAGAACGCCGCGCACATGGCGACGGTTAACGCGATGAGGCACGCGAGGGCTTTTTGGTGTGGTTTTGTTTTCATAGAAAATGATGGCGTATGAATGATGAATGATATTTAGCGAGGTAGGCGGTTGAGGATTTCGCGGTTGACGGCGCGTTGCTCGCTCCAGAATTGGCGTTGCTCGTCCTGGAACTTCTCGATGCCCTTGGCGTCGGCGGCTTGACCGGAGAGCCATTCGGTGCGCTTTACGTAGTCGTCGGGCGTGCGCTTGATGTATTCTTGGAGTTCTTCGATGTGCTCGGCGGTGGTTTCTTTGGGTGCCCACACATCGTTGCCGCGCACTTCGATCAAGCCCCACGCGACGGAGGCGACGAGGCTGGCAGCGGCGATGGCTGCGCCGATGACTTTCGGCCAGCTTTGCGGCGGGTTGCTGTGCGAGGGGGCGGTGTCTTTGTCTTCGGACATGGGGATTGATGGCGGATGGCGGATGAATGATGACGGAGGTCTTCCGGAGCCTCAAAACTGAGGGTGGTGAACGAGTAGTTTGAAACGCCTACGATGGGTCTCGGCGTCGAGGATCGCCCAGAGCAGGCGGATGCTGTGGAGGTAGCTCCGGCCGAGGTCGAATAGCGCGTCGAGGCGTCCGCCCTGCTCCTGGAATCGATAGAGGGCGCGGTTGTCGGCGGCGAGGGCGGCCTCGCGGCCGTCGAGCTGGATTTGGGTGGTGTGCGGTCGGGTCATGGGTTCGATTATGGTGATTAGGAGTTAAACATTAAACGTTATGCGAACGACGGGTAGGCCGAGAGGTCTACCGTCTGGATGGTATATCCGGTGTTTATCGAGGCCGCCGCGTCGAGGTCGGCGATCATCTGGTTCATCGCGGCGATCATCTGGTTCATCGCGGCGATCTGCGGCGTGAGGAACGTGCCGCTGCCCGCTCCGCCGAATGTCCACAGATAGAGGGCGCGGTTGTCGGCGGCGAGGGCGGCCTCGCGGCCGTCGAGCTGGATTTGGGTGGTGTGCGGTCGGGTCATGGGTTCGATTATGGTCATTAGGAGTTAAACATTAAAAGTTAAACGAACGACGGGTAGGCCGAGAGGTCTACCGTCTGGATGGTATATCCGGTGTTTATCGAGGCCGCCGCGTCGAGGTCGGCGATCATCTGGTTCATCGCGGCGATCTGCGGCGTTAAGAACGTGCCGCTGCCCGCGCCGCCGTACGTCCACAGGGTCAGGCAGACGAGTTCGCCGCCGACGATCAGAAACGCGGGATTGCCGGAGTCGCCCGTTATTTTGCCCTCGTAAAGGGTTTGCTCTTCGGGCGTGTCCGGAAACCTGAACGCCGCATACCTTTCCGTGAAATACGATAAATCGGTGACGAGAGCCTTTTCTTCTTGGTCGAGACACAATGCGGCGATCTGCGCGGGGCCGGTCGGGAGGTAGGTCTCGTAATCGGCTGGCAACACCTTGCACGGCGTGATCGTGGACGGCAGGTCGGAATCGAGCAGATACAGGGTGATGTCCGGATAATACGGGCTGTAGTCTGGGTGCCGTTTCTTGCCTACGACGGTTCGGGTGACGGTTATATCATCGGCGGTCACGAACCTGACGCTCGTGCCGACGGGGTATTCGTAGTGTGCGGCTGTGGCGATGTGCCTCGGCGTCAAAGCGACCCCGGCCTTGCGGTTCGCGGCGTTGCTGTTCCACGGGCTGACGCAGGTGGCGGCTTGGCGCAGATCGTAGATCCAACAGTCCGGGTTGCGCGTGTAGGTTCCGCCCGCGTGACTGGATGAGTAGTCCGTGAAAATCGGCAGCATGTCCGTGGTCGCGCCGGCGATCCTGCCGTTGACGGCGGACTCACAGGTATCGGCGAGACTCCCGGTGACGAACCGGAGGAACGTGCTGGCGTCCGCGCCGTCGGTTCGGGTCGATCCGGTGACTTGCAGATTAAGAGTGCGCTCGGAGGTGCTCAGGACAACGGTCTCGGCGATCCCGTCTCCGTTGTCCTCGGTCTCCAGCTTGTAGGGTGATTCCGCGCTGATCCGAACGCCGCCGTTGGACGTGACCGATACGGCGGGCAGTTGATTCGTACAGCCGGGGCGCGGGTAAACGGTCGGCTCGATGCGGTAGTCGCGTGCGAGCAATCCGGGTGCCGATACGAGGTTGACGCGGTCGCGGTCGGTCGCCTCGGTCTGCGACGGGGAGCTGACTACGCGCTCGCCGTTGGGGATTATCTCCGCCGAGAACCAACCGTTGTTGCGCCCGAATCCGAACTCCACGCGCGGCACGTCCGGTTGATTCGCAACGCCTCCTGTTATTTGCCAAGCCATGATTTGTTACCCTTGGTTGTTTTCGAGATAGTTGCCGTCGAGGCAGAGGCGGGTGATTCCACCTGCGGCTACGGTCGGGAAGGTGCCTGACGTTAGTCGGCAGTAATAGAGTTTGCCACTCAAGGTGCCGTTGCCGCCGCCGAACGAAGAAGAGCCTTTTGCCGTGCAGTTCGTGAAGGTGCCGCTGGCTGTGCCGTCGCAGCCGAACGAAGAAGAGCTACCCGTGCAGTTCGTGAAGGTGCCGCTGGCTGTGCCGAAGTAGCCGAACGAAGAATCGCCACCCGTACAAACGTCAAACTTTTGCGATTGGTTGCTCTCGACCACTAGAGTCCCCGCCGTGATGTCGGTCGTGAAAGATTGTAAGACTCCAGTGGATTCCAAAATTAACTTGAACGCGTCACCCGTATATGAAAAAGGGGCGACCACATACCTGACACCGGTGCTCAGCCCCGTCCCGCCAGTGAGCGCGGAGAAACTAACCACGTCCCCGCTTTGAAATCCGTGATTCGGAATCGTAATCGTAATGTCGGCAGACGTTCCGGTCACGCCCGTGATGTCTGGTCGTGAGCTGACAATGAACGCCTGACCGCCAACGGATATTCCCACCACGCGAACGTCCCATGCGGTCACGTTGATCGTGTTGCCCGCCAACTCGACCGCCGGACTGAACTCGCCCGCGCCTAGGCCTAACACGTCCACGTAGTTGGTATCGACTGCCAGTTCTGCGGCCAATGTGTAAACGCCAGGATTGACGATCAGCGAGGCGCGGTTGGAATGGGACAGCGGCGCACCGCCGGGAGTGAGCGCGGCGGCTTCGGCGTATTTGGCGGCGAGGTCGTCGCCCGGATTGGCCGTCACGGAGCTGGCCGTCACACTTCTATCAAACCGCACGGAACCCACCCTGAACACCTGAGTGTCGCTCTCCCAAGCGGGCTCGTTATAGAGCAGCGGCGGGTCGGCGGCGTCCAGTTCGGCGCGGGTGCCGGTGCGCAAACCCGCTATGATGAGCGAGGGCAGCTTGTCGGCGCGGATCAATCCGGTTGCCGGGTCGATCAGGTCGTAGGCGTAAATCCAGTCCACTCCGGTGCCGGTATCCACGGACGCCCCGCCGGGCGGCAGGAACACGGGATGGCCGTCCGTGGTGACGCCCCATGCGGCACCCGTCACCTGCACGGTGTTGGTGGCAATGTTGGCTAGGGTAACGTCGAGGGCTTTAATCTTTCTCAGTTGATCGACCCGGACACCTTTGGTATCGACGACTATATCTCCAGCCGCATTTTTGTCCACGATGGGCAGAACGTCTTTATCGGTAAGCTGCTCGTCGGTAATGAGTGTGAGTTCTGATATTTTAGGCATAGTGTTTTATTCCTGTTCGATGTTTTCGCCTGATTCGGTTTGCAGGCTTTGCAGGTCTTCGGTGGTGATGCCCGCTGCGCTCGCGGCGGCGGCGTATTGCGCGAATAGAAAGCGGCGTCGCATTTGCAGTAAAAGGTTCATTTAGGCGTAGTAGCTGAGGTGGATGCCGGTTGCAGTGGTTCCGCTGCCGGCCTCCAGAACTTCGGTGACGGCATACGGGTAATCGACCCCGGCTAAGAGATATTTCGTGATGACATCGCCCCCCCTGATTCGCATGGCAACGATGCCGCTGGCGTTGCAGGAGATGGCGTTGGAGGCGGGTAGCTTTTTGTCGTCTTCCGGCGTAACCGGGAGGATGCGTTCAAATGTGGCGTTGGCTTCGCTCATGGTATTATTGGGTTGGCGTGTAATCGTGGAGTCGACGCCCCGCTTTCTCCTTCATCTTGCGGACGGTCTTGTCGGGGCTAAGGATTTCGAGAATGGAAAGTTGTTGCTTGAGGTCGTGCGTCTCTTGGTCGCCGACGCCAGTGTCGCAGATGCGGGCGGTGATTTCGTCTTTGCGCTCGTTGAAGGCGTGCAGATACATCCGGAACCCGTCGTGGTGTTCGAGTTCGGAGAGATTGCTGACAACCTTATCGGGCAACTGTTCATCGGCGTTCATCGGGTAGGTAACATCTCCTGCTCTTTCTGCGCGCCACCACCGAGGGCGGCTTCACGTTCTTGTTGGGCTTGAAACTGCGCCTGCATGGCCTGCAACTCTTCGGGCGGCGCGGCGTTGCTTTGCCCGTAGTTGGGTAAGAGAGTGTCGGAGTCGGCGAATCCAAGCTCGCGGAGGATACTGACCAGCAGCGGACGACTGACCCGCGCCATGTCGGGATTCTTCATCAGCAGGTCGAGGTAGAACTGTTGCGTCTCCAGGGCGGCGCGGGCGTTCTCGATCTTGCGGCCTCCCTCGTTCTGGCTCATCACGAGCGTCACGTCGAAGTCGATACTGCGGATGTCTTCGACATTCATCTCACGCAGATAGACGGTATCGCGCTCGGTGACTTCATAGACTTCGCGCGGCTCGATGGTGTCGATGGTCAGGTAAACCAAATCGGAAAGGAGTTCGGAGTATCCGCGAACGATGCGGCGAATCCACTTGCGTGACAGTTTGGAGGCTTCTTTCAGGGTGGCCTCGATGCCGGTCGCGGTGTTGTGCTTGGAGATGTCCTCCGAGTCGCCCTGCGTCAAATCCGAGACGCCGAGCCAGAGTTGCACGATCTCGATGACAAACTCGATGAGTTCCTGAGTCTTGCCGTCCAGCTTGGGCATTTCGGCAAAGGAAATGTAATCGCTGATCTTTTTGTTGTTCTTCAAGTTGAACAGCTTTCCGGGGAAGTTCTCGGGATCTTCTTCCTCGTCGTCGTCGAGCGCACTCTCATCGCGCCCGACAAAGGGGTTGGTTGCCAGTTCGTTGCGGTACGCCTGCGAGTTGAACTGCTTGTCGATGAACTCCTGCGGCTCTTCCAGCATCTCGGGGAGCGAGTAGCCCCACCAGCGGTTTGACTTCTTGGCAATGGCGATGGCCTTGTAAGGCGTGTAGCCGCTCGGCGAGACCATACCCCGGTATTCCCACGAGATCGGGGTGAAGTTGTCGGCATCGACCCATACGACGAATCGCTGCGGGCGACCTTTGCCCTGAATATCGCGGGTGAACCAGCACTCCAGAACTTTCATGCGCCCGGCCTTCATATCGAAGGAAAGGTTTTCTTTGCTCTCCTGGTTGCGCTCGGTCTGAGTCTTCGGCTTGGCGTCCTTCGCTTTGAGACTCTGCTCAAACTCCTCGAAAGTCATACCCTTGCGCTGCGTCCACATGGACTTTGCCCAGGTGACGGGCTTGTCGTATCGCTCGATCACGTCCGCGTCTTTGATGTCGGTCGCGGAGGACGGCACGAGGATAGCGTCGTAATCGACCGGGACGGCCTTCGCTCCACGGAAAAGCTCGCTTCGGACAAGCAAACCCTTCGGCGCGGGTCGCCATTCCTGAATCTCGGGATTGAGGAAGAAATACGGATGGCTGGCCGATTGCTGCCGCTCGATGCCCGTGACTGGATCGAGAACGGTGACGAACTGGTGCTCTCCCTCGACGATGAACGTCGGTTCGTTGGTGGCCGGGTCGATTAAGCGAACGGGCTTTTCCTCGATCGCGTTCCAGAGGACGTTCTTCTCATAGTCCACCCACTCGTCGAAGTCTTCGGCGTAGATGGCCTTGAAGAAGGCGGCGCGCTGGATGAATATCGGCTCGTAGCCATCTTGCAGGACGCCGCGAGTCTTGGCCTTGGTCTCCAGCTTGAAGCGGAAGAAGTCGTCAAACTCCTGCGCGGCCATCCCGTCGGAAGCCCCGCGCGGCTTAAAGTGGAAATACGGAGCCGTGCCCGTGATCGCATCGTCCGCACGGGCGACGAAGGAATCCACGATCATCGTAGTGAGCGGCAGTGAGAAGTTGCTATGCTCGAAGATGGTGTCCGGCTTCTCACGGTCTTTGCGCTTCCGCTCATACCGCTGGTAGGACTTCTTGTCGGCCTTGATGCGCTCCGCGTTGTCCTCGCACAAGGCTTCATACCGCTGCTTGGCGTAGGCGCCCAGCTCGGTGATCTGCTCTGCGGTCAACTTGAGATTCGGAGTCCTCATCGGTTCGTGACTCCAGAAATAGGACGATTTATGCCCCCGCGTCCATAGGTTGCATTTTATTGGGAGATGGTTTTTACGCCGCGTCGCAGTTTGTGTTCCGATTTGCGTTCCGATTTGTGTCGCAGTTTGTGCTTCGGCTTTCGTCGCACTCTCGGAGTATCGCATTGGCGTCTTCCGGATACTTCTGCCAGAAAACCGACCACGACAAAGAAGGCTCGTTGCCATAGCGAAACCGGAACAGACTTTGCCATCCATCCGGTTCGTCGGGAGTGCGTTTCGGTTTGGGCTTTCGATACTTTGGCCGCTTCTCGCTTTCAATCCACTGATTCAGCCGAGACAGCGTGAATGCCCCACCGTTCGCACCGACCCATTCTTGCAGCTTGTGCGCTATTTCTTCGACATCCGTGCGCTTTGGGTGCCGTATTTTGGCCTCAGTCAACATTTCAGAAAAAGAGAGAGGGGGCGGCGCAGCCGCTGGCTTGTCCGTCTGCTCTCTCTGTTTGTCTGTCTTCTCCTTTATAGGGCGCGTTGTTTGTGTCGCAGGTTGTGACCGGACAGTGTCGCACTTCTCGAACGAATAGAGCGCCGAACTGGAACCGCCCTGCGACACAATATAGATCAGCCCTGAGCCTACGAGCCTATCTCGGGAGCGCGTAAAAGTGCTCCGGCTGCTAAATCCAAGCGCTGCACAAGCTTTCGAGGTAGAAGACTTGAATTGATCCGGCCAATGCAGACGGTTTGCCACGTTCAACAGCCAAAAATACAGAGCGATCTCTTTGGGGCCCAGGTCGTCGGACACCATCTGCACCGCCCAAAAGTCGTTGACCTTTTGGATGTAGCTCATCGGGCAACCGCCTTTCTGCCGTGATTTTCATGGAAGCCATACTTTACCTCTGCGGCCTTTCTAGCAGTAATGGCGTCTTTTTTATTTTTAAAGTATCCCAAGGTTTCTCGATTATCTCCTGCGAGTATGTATGCGTGCCACTTCCTTCGATCCCCTGCCCAAGATACACCAACGACACCAGATGTATTGTTACTACGCGTCGGCTGGTTTCTCTGATTCTCCCTCCTGATGACAGATCTAAGATTTAAAATGCAGTTATTCGAGAATTGCCCATCAATATGATCAATATACTTAGGTTCCTCTCCGTAAGTAATCTTCCAAGCAAGCCGATGCGCATAATAACCACGACCATTTATTACTATCCGTCTGTAGCCATGAGCGTTGATATTTCCAGCTACTTTACCAGCAAACCGTTTATTCCATCTTTGGCAGTAGGATACTGGATTGTGTCCTTCCAAAAACCATTTAACTGAGCGCCGCTTCCACCGGAATGTTCCAGTGCTACTATCGTAGTCTAGTATCTCGTTCAGGGCATCTCTAGAAGGCAGTTTTAACGCTTTCATGCTGCACCTCCAGTTCGTTCCAGTTCTACGGAATAGTCGATCTTGACTTTCACACGCTTGACTGCTTTGACGATCAGACATTCTCCTGTCCAATCTCCGTCATGCGTCGAAGTTTCGCCCCGCTTGCTTTCTGACCGCAGCATTTCGGCAAACTCCGATTGCGCTGTGAGGCGCAGGTAGTCTTCTGCGCTTGGCAGGTCGTCAAACGGGCCGCGTAGCTCCGCTTGCTCCATTGTGTCCAGTTCGAGGAGGTAGAACACTTCCTCCGTAGTGTCCAGGCTCGCGCCCGCTTTTGATTTGCTCATGTCTCTATGTTGCTGATTGTGGATAAGTGGCACTTGATCGGTGCCGGGACTCAATCGAACCCATAGAGAAGGTTCCCCGCTTATTCCCGCCAAGGCGGTCTTGTATTCGGCAGTGTCATCCCGACCTAAAAAAGATCATGAGGCACAAAAAAACCGCAACTGACGGGTGAGCGGAGTCCGCTCTATGTTTTCGATGCACCTACAATCCACTTCAGGCGTGAGCGTGGCAAGTATTTTATGCCTCAATCCGTAGGGGTTAAATGAGGGTTAGGCAAGGGTTAAACTGAAATAAGTGCAGATACGTTTAAGTTTCGACATTAGGTGGGAATTTAAGAACGTGTGTATATGAGTAAATTGCAGGCATTGGCTTCCTTTATCCTAATTTTGCTAATTCCACTTATAGTGAATGCCAGAACCTGGACGGTTCCCGGCGAGGGAATTACTTTCGAAGGAGACTGGATCGAGTCGAACGATGACTACGTGTTTATTAAAAAGTGGAATGGTGAACACGTAACCATTGCAAAAAAAGATTTAAGCATCCGCGACCAGACTTACCTGATTGGTCGGGAACACATGTTTGAAGACTTTCTCCGATTCAAAGTCAGCGAGATATTAGAGAAAGGCATTGTTATTGATGTTTTTAAAGATCGTTACAGCAAGCAAGATGGATATAGACTGCTGCGAAAGTCATTCATTTGGGGTAATTTCAATGGCCTAGTTTCACTTGGGCAGGAATACTCTGACGCTTTTTTCAAAACTATCCCCTATCACCATGATCGACTTGGTAAACTTGATGGTCTCGCGAGCGACGCAGCTACTGCCGCAGAATTAAAACTGAAAGCCATAGACGATAAAAAGGAGCAAAGGGAAATAGCTGAGCGACAGGAAGCCGCTCGCAAAAGAAACCTGATTAAGCAGACAGTTGGCGGGGCACTTATTGCAATATTTGCAGCGATTTTCATGCGCTACGTATCAAAAGGAAAAGCTTGGCGTAGCCGTGCATCGAGTGGGACTCGAATACTTTCGATAATGGTTGGTGTATCTTGCGGTATCTTGCTCGGGCTCGCTGCGGTTCAAGCCCAGCCATTCGCCTTCTACCAAATATTAAAGTGGGTCGTTTTTACCTCTGCTGTGGCCTTATCAGCAAGGCATTTGATACTGAACGACCGACTATTGCTACCCATATTGCTAGTGTTTGTTGGAGCTACGTTTAACCCAATTATTCCATTTTCAATGGATCGCACATATTGGATCATAATCGACGTATTTTCGGCAGTGATCTTTTCGGTGTCCGTCTATCTGGATTTCAATAAAGTGCACAAATCTACACTGTCGCCATAGGACTTGGCAGCGAAGGTCTGCGCCTTGGCGGCGGCATCTGAGGGATGTAGGGCGAACGCGGACGGCTTTGGGCGACGGATCGCTTATTTGGTTCCTTCGGTGCCGGTGTTGGCGAAAATTTGGACGCTTGCGGTGTCGCCTGTTCACGCTTAATCGACTGCGGCTTTTCCCCGTCTGGACTGGTCAATGGGTTTGGACTCATCATGTTGATCTTCTCGATGATGTCTTTCCTTAAGCGATACGCGTCTTCGGAGTCTTCAAGTCCGTCCTCGTCGAGTTCACGATAACGCTTGAGAAGCTCGTCCACACGCTTTGCCAATTGCATGTCTTTGAATATCTGTTTGCCGTGCTCGCGGGAAACTTCGACTTCGCGCTGCTTTACAGAATTGTAAAGTTGTTGGGTCTTTTCCTTTTGTTCGTAGAAATCGCGTACGTTTCTGGCGGCGGTGAAATAGTATCGTTGCTCAAATGGCCTAATCTGCTTTTCCCATTCGCTATTCGTTTTAGTAACCATCTTGATTGACCGTCCAAGCATCCCTTCCATGAAGTGATCAATCTTGATTGGCGAAAGTCCTGTTAGCTCGCCCAACTCTTTAGCGACAGCAGATGTAGTCTTGAACGTGCGATTTTGCGGAAGCTTTGCGTTTCGACCTTTTGTCATGTAATCCGGCTCAAGATCGCGAATTTTCGGCCATGTTCGTTTGTTCATGGCAGTCTCAGCGGTCACTTTAGAAACGTGGGGCAGGAATGACAGAAAGAACCTCGTTGGCTCAGAAGGGTCGAACTGATCCGGAACCCACGCCATCGCGGCATCCTTCATGTCACCCCTATCAAAATTGTTATCCATCATGGCGTTTTGAAGCGCCATGTTGATTGGTGAGGCAAGCATCGTCATTTGCTCAGGAACGCGGAATCGCAGCAGGTCTTTTCCATTCCAATGGGGAAGGAAGATATAGCGGGCAAAGTAATCCGGCTCCACATCCTTGTATTTTTCCCGCTGGTCATCGGAAGCGAGCAACATCATGGGAATTAACTCGGCGACCTTTGCAGACAGAAGTATTGCCGTGACTGCCATCGCCCGGGACTTGCGCCCCTTTGTCGTCATGGCTTTCGCGTATTCCTTATTCACTTGCAGAGCAGCGTTGAAATACGGAAGCGTGCGCACCCAAGTGCGACCAAGTTGCGAAGAACCCACGCCAAGCCCCCAGGATCCGACATGGTGAAACGGCGCCGAGACTCGACCGGCCTTCTCAAGCGCCACGAGTTGATTATCGCCGGCCAAACGGGCGTTCATGTACTCGCTGGCTCGCGTGAAGATTTCAGAAGACTGCGACGGCAAGCCCGCTATGGTTCCGCCCATTTCTAACCCCTTCCTCAATTTTTTGAGCGCCCCGACTTCCTTGGCAATCATCCGCTTGGCTTTGTCGGGAGGGAGTTCGTTCCAGCCAGTCATGGTCTGGGTTGCCCCGGCCAAGTTCATATACTCTCGAATGAATTGAGACTCTGGCGAAGAGTCGCTTCCCAATGCTTTCCCGAGCTGCTTGATTTGGCTGACAACAGGAACATAGCCAGTCCTTGATTGAGCGGTCGCCGTAATTTGGTCGACGACAAGATTCATCGCGGCGAATCCAGGGTAGAGAGCTGTCGTGCCCTTGGTGAAAGCACGGGTCGGAGCAACCAGAATGCGCGACAACACACCGAAAGCTTCTGGCGTAAGTATCGTGTCGAGAACAGACTTCAAATCCGAGTCGATAGCGTAAGGCACACGCTTTCCGTTTCGCCGAGCCATAAGCACGTTGTTGTCGCTGTCCTGTGGGTAAAAGGCTGTTCCTGTTTCCGGGCTAAACGAAACCTCCAGCTTTTCGCGCTGCATGATGTCTCCCATCAACTCAGGATTCATGTCCACCAAGTCAGCCAGCTTATTCCAGATAACCTGACGCATCGACTTATGCAGGATTTCGTTGTGATTGGCGATTGAACTGTAGAGAGGGGAAATGATGGCCTTTTCCGAACCTGTCCGGCGTTTTAGAACGCTGACCGACTTACTGGTCACGTTGGAAGAACTCGCCCTGCCCGTCTCCGGGTTGATCAAGTCGTCGTAAACATCCCGCTTAAAGGTGGCATATCCATCCTCGTTGGCATACCTGGCATGGTCTTCTTCGGAGATAATACCAGACTCTTTCAGGCTGTCCAAATCGGCGCGAACCAAAGTGTCGAACATTTGCTCGTATCGGGCAATTTCCGGTAGCGTGCTTTTAGCCTGATCTACGGATTGGTCGGCAAGATCGCGCGAAATCTTATTGTTTTCGAGAATGCCGCTCAGCTTTCGGAAATTTCCATTGAGCTCGCTAAGTCGTTCGGTCAATTCACGCGGGACAGTCTCGCCCTCCTCGATCGCATCAATTTCGGCAGTCACTGAATCAATCTCCTCTTTGATCCCGTCCAGCTTGCGATAGTCTGCCTGCGTACGGCGAGCGACCAAATATTGATCAAAGTGATCTTCTGCTTTGCCGTCCTTTAGCGATTTGAGCAAGGTTGACCAATTAAAGTCATGTATTTCGCGATACTCGTTGTCTCGCCATGCGAGGAAAGACTCCCCTCCAAAAAAATTCTCTTGGATGTTGTGAGAAAAGACTCGGTTCGTGCGCTCATACTCACGCAGATAGACGGACGGGTCATTTTCCGTCATCTGCACGCCGTTAATTTCTGCGACCTTTTCAACAGGCCAAATTCGGTCAAACATGAAAGTCTCGACCTTGTCGCGGGTGCTTAGCCACTTCCTCTGTTTCTTGGTCTGGCTGTTTGTAATCCGTGATCCAATCTTCTGCAAAGGGTCTAGCTTGCTGTATGCGTTGACGATTTCGCGAGCGTCTTTAATCAAAGCCGCCGTTCGTTCGCTAAAATACTTTCCGTCGCGATGAGTCAGCATCTTGGTCAACTCAGGGAATCGCGCGCGCATAGTCTTCGGATCTTCGACAAATTTCTGAACGAAGGTAGCATAGCCCTCGATCATGCGCGTATGCAAAGAATCGGTTTTCTTGCCGCCGGGGTAGTATTCGGTGTAAACTTTTGTCAACTCCCGTCGCTCTGGCAGCGTAGCGGGGTCGTATTTGGGATTTCCATTTTTAGTCGTCCCAACTTTACGCATCGTCTTTAGCGTTAAGCCAGTGTCACGATCCACGTTGTGCGCTGTCTCGTGGGCGGCTACTCCGATATTGTTGAGCGCTGCAATGGCGATGTTTCCCGTATGGTTGTAGGAAACTCCTAGAGTCCCCTTCGGATTGCGTCCTTCCATGATCCGTCTTTGCCCACCATGCTTTTTGATCAGTTCCTTCGACTTCTCGAAAAGTTTGATTTCTTCGGCGGAGTGCTCATCAGGGTCTGGCACAAAGTCATCAATCGATGTCTGGCCACCAGCGGCCAATGCGACAGCACCTGAGACAGATCGACGGCGTTTTGAAGAATCAGTAAGTTTAATCGGCGTCTCCGCCTGATTGATGCGCTTGGTGATACCGTCAGACAGGACGGTGACAGTATCTCCCTTGACTGAGGTGATAAAGCCAAGTGAACCGTCGGGTAGCACGGCGGTCTGTGTGACATTGGCCTTAGTCAGTCTGCCATCGGTGGGCGTTTCCGGCGCAGCCTCCTCGGCGACTTGCGGTGATTCGGTGGATTCCTGCGGCGATTCCTGCGCCTGCGCGGCGATCTCAGGTTCAGGCGATGGTTCTACCTTCTCAGCGGGTTGAGGCTCTTGGGTGGATTCCTGGTCGGTTTCAGTCAAAGCGACCTCATCAATGCCAAGCTTGTCTTTGAGCTTCTTGATTTTTTCGATCAAGTTGGCTTTTGCTACCGGACTTTCTGGCAGAAACTCAAGGCCACGCTCGGATAGTTGTTCATTAAAGCGATTAGATTTCCAACGATTAACAGCCAGATTTGTAGCGTATTCGACCCCGTTTCCTTTTAAAACAAATCCAGGCTGAACGACATCTCCAACAGTTATCTTTCCGTCGTCGGAAATCTGAACCTCAGGAACCTCCATCGCATCGACGACAGGATTTAATTCATCCCGAATATTTTGATTAAACGACTCGCGCTGTTCAACTTCGGCGAGTTCCATTTGAAGTTTTGCCAAGTTCTTAACTTGGTTCATTTTGGATTTTGTAGCAGTTCCTTCACTGCGCTTGAGAAAGCCCAGTTCTTGCAATGCCGACTCAGCACTAACAATCTTCTCGTTTCCGGCATTATCCTGAACGACAAATTGATGAACAATTTCTCGACCGGTTGCATCGGAAGCTTCAGCTTTGCTCCAGTCAGACACACGACGAACAACTTCTTCGCCTAGATTATCGACATCTTCTTCCAATTGAAACTGCCATTCGTAAGCAAGCAGACGACTCCCGGATGGGCCTACAATCGGATTTGAAAAAACAAGTCGGCTTTTTGGTTTTGATCTTTGGATCGTAGAACGCCCTTTTCCGTCGCTAATTTTTGTTTCGCTCTGATTGGCAAGTCCAGAATAGACGCCCGACCAATCCGGCTGCGGGGTCTGCGCTGCGGTCTCGTCGGCGGACATGATGAAGTTCCAGATCGACTGCGAGTAAGGGCGGAGCTTCCCGCCGAACTGCTCCTCGATGAATGCCGCGAACTTCTCGGGGGTGTTGAGTTCGGCCTCGACAAACGACTGTGCCGCTTTGGCGAGTGCCGGGAACTTGGCGGCGGGGATGACTTTTGAGAATTGTCGATCCGGCGGGGAGAAGGCCAGACCATCCAACAGCTCTGCGTTAGGTCGGATATACTCTTGAATTGCATCTTCGACTGCGGCCAGCTTCGTTTTGTGCTCATAGTGACCGCTAGGAATCCATTCGTCTTTTGGATCAAGAAAGCCACGGTCAAAGTTTGTATAGCGCCATCCCCCTTTCGGGTCTGGGCTTACTACTAAGGCACGATCAAATTCGCCTCGAAAGCTGTCTGCTTTCCAGGACCAACCAAAAACACGCGGAGCATCTTCAACCCACTTCGCAAGTCGCTCTTTATAGCGCTTTTCTGCTGCGTCATATCGAGCCATAGCCTGATCCCAAGCAGCCTTTTCATCCTGACCATTTTCCCTCGCCTTGCGTGCCGCTTCAAATGGCTTATCAATGTCTGGACGTTTTGGTAATTTCCTTTTTGGGCGCTCCGGCGGCGTCCCGGCCAAGTCCTCCAAGTCGCTAAAGACATCGGCGAGATCGTCTTTCGCCTTTTGCTCGGCGGCGGAGAGTTTCTTTTTCGGGGCGGGCTTGGGCTTAACCCCTCTCACCTCATCCGTGCCAAACATCTGCTCCTGGTTCGACTCGGCTTCGCGGCGGTTGCGCTCGGCTTGCAAGTCGGCCTCGGTTTCGCCTTGAACTTGGCCGGAAAGATTGAAGGTGTCGTCGCCAAAGAGTCCGCCTTGGTTCGGGTCTTCCGGTTGCGTTTCCGCCTCCGCTTCAACTTCGCCTTTAAGCGGCGGGAGTCCGGCCCGCTCGCGGATGCGGTTCATCGTCTCAGAGTCTGGGTCTTCGAGCTGGGCGAGTTCTTCGCGAAGGTCTTCGATTTGCTTTTGAGTCGCCTCGGGGTTCTTCACATCGATCCCCATCTTTTTCGCTGCGGATGGATTGCGGGCAGCGTTGTTACCGGCACGGATGCGCTCCTTGATCTCATTCGACATTTCAGCTTGAGCGTCACCAACCTTGGCGGCTTCGGCTTCGATGCGTTGAAAATCATCACTCCCCATCAAATCGCCAAGCCCCATCTGGTCGCTTGACTTCCCTTCGATACCACCCATACGAGCAATCTGCTGCGTGCGAAAACGCAGTTGCTCGGCACTCAATGATCGATTTGCCATAGCCTGTTTTGCGGCAAGCATCTGCGCGGCTTCATTCCCTGGCGCGGCGGCGGCAATGGCGGCGGCTTTTGGTTCGGCTATTTGGTTATTGGCGTAGAGGTCAAACAAGCCTTGGACACTTTCGCGCCCAAGCGACCACCCTTGCCTTCCTTCCAAACGCGAGAGTAAGCCTCTCTGCGTTGCTTCTTCGCGGCTGATTCCTTCTCCGACTGTCTTGAAGTAGTGGGCATAGTCTTTTACCTTTCCCTGACCATCAGCGATATTGAACTCTGCGTCAAGAACCATCGCATCTTGGACAGTGAAGCCGTCAGACTCCTTAAAGACAAATGCTGGGATTTTCGCAGTGTTCGTTCGCTTGGCAAGGTCTAGTCGGTGGCGACCAGTAATGACTTCTTTTTCGCCATTTTCTTTTTCCCAAACTACGATTCTGCCTCCTTTGACAACATCGTATTTGCCTTGAAGTTGCTGCCCCTCGACTACGCCGGTAACAGGGTCAGCATCCTCTTTGAACTGAGGAATGTCTTTGTTGACTACGATTTCAGAAACGGAAATGTCTTGCTCGGTGGCAATGGCTCCGGTCGATGTAACACGCTGCATGAGCGAGTCTCTGGTCAAATTGGTCGGGACGGACGTTGATTCGCCCTCGGGTGTTACCCCTTCACCCTGCGGGGACCGCCCCGCGTCCCGTTGTGTTGTGGCGCTGGTATCATTTGATACCGCCTCGCCGAAAAGTATCTCGCGGATTCGCGTGTCAAGCGCCTCGGTGGACAGGCTTTCGTCGCCGATCCACTTGGTAATGATCTTGCGAATCTCGTTCCACGCCTCGACCACTTTGTCCTTGAACGGCTTGGGCAGACTTTCGTCTTTCTGGAAAGTCTCGACGCCTTCACGGGCGACGCGGAAAAGCTGGAAGTTGAACCACTCTTGGCGGGCGTTCTTTGAGGCTAGGAGTTGCGCGTCGGTTCGGGTATCGTCCGGGTTATACTCCAGCTTGGCGGCTTCGCGCTGCTCTGGGGTCAGGCTTGCCCATTGGTCGCGGATAAAGTCGTCCATCGCCTCGGCGATCACATGGCCGGACTCGTGAAATACGGACAGTATCGCCCCGTCGCCTTGATTGTCGACAGCGTCGCGGTTAAGCAAAAGGCGACTGGTCTTGCGATCCCACACGCCGCCCCGGTCGGCAAAGCCCTCGGGCATCTCGGAGGCGGGCACGATGTCGATCTTCACCTTCTCAAAGGCGTCGGGGCCGACCACACGCTCAATAGCATCACCGATCAGGTCAACGGCCTCGCGCCCACGCTCGGAGAGTTTGAACGCGTCTTTGATCTCGGTGAGCTTGCGGGCTTTGGGGGCGGACGGCTCGGGTTGCTTGGAGTCTTTTGATTTTCGACGAACACTAAAATCGCTAGAATTATTAAGCACTCCGTCAGGACTTCCCAAAAACTTCCAACTCCCATCCTTCTGCTCTTGATACAAAACAGCATCAAGAAAAACATCACTTTCTCCGTCAATCTCACCAACCAAATCTAGGGTAATCGTTTCAAGCCCAGTATTTTTTGATTTCTTGCGAGACTTTAAAACCAATGAGCTTCCCGTTGTCTTATCGTCAACCCGGTCTCCATCACTTAAACTTTTAACAAGTTCGCCTTGAGCATTTACGAGTTCCTCTCGTGATTTTGCAGATTTGATTTTTTTAATTAGTTCAGCCTCGGGTTCTGCCCCCCCACTGCGTTCAGTAGCAGGTGCATCTGTTGGAAGTCCAGCGGCATCGGGGTTGCGGGCTTTGGGGGTGTCTTGGGTAGATTCTGAAGTTTGCTTTCGAGACTCAAGATAATCCGAAACCGCATTGTAGTCAGACTCAATTGAGCCTGTTCCTCCGACGACTGGCCTCCCTGCTTTCTCTGCCTCTCTAGCGTTCACAAGCTTTTGGCGAAGCTGCTTCTTGACGTTTTGCACCTCAGAGTCAGAGAGACTACCAAGATCAACTTGGACAGTGCTTAGTTCAGGTGCGGGCCCTGCTCCAGTATCACTGTCGACAGTAGGTTCGCCTGACCCATCGTCAGGCTTTTCGGCAGGAGGAACAGGAACGGACTGTTCGGTGGCGGCGGTGCGAGTCGTATCAGTATTATCGGAGGATTCATCTGCGCTTTGGGGTTCAATGTCCACTTTGACGGGACGTTCAACAGCTTCGCCGCTACGCATGGCCGCAATCTCGAAACCTTCGGGCAACTGCTTGCGAGCTTCGACGGGGTTCTCTGATTCGATGGTAACTTCCTCGCCGGACTTCGATGTGAAGACGAAGGTCGGTACCATCTCGGTCAAGACTTCGGGTTCGGACTCAATCGAGAAGTCGCCGACGCCATCCTCGCCCTGAACCATCTCCATAGCTTCCTCAAAAGACTTGGCAAATACCTTTTGCTTGCGCTCCCCCACGTCCGGGATGTTTTTCGTCACAGTGAAGACTTTCAACCCGGACTCTGGCTCAGGCTTTGTGTTGAAAAGTTCCTCGGTCGCAGCGCGAACCCTGGCGAGTTCTTCGTCGCTTACGCCCATCTCTTCGCGCTTGGCCTCGACCAACTCTGCTTGTTGCTCGGGAGTCAATTCGCTGAACTCAACGGGCCCGAGTTCCTGAGCAACTTGCTGTCTGGCCTTCTTGTAAAAGTAAGACTCCTCAATCGCAGCAGCCATTTCCTTTTGTTGATCCTCCGGAAGTTGCGCGGCTTGCTCGCCCATGATTTGCTGAAATGCACTGCGAGCTCCGCCCGCCGCGCCGCCCGCGACGCCGCCGATGAAGAAGACTTTCAGCCGATCCATGACCGATTCTTCGTCCCACAAATCACGGTCAGCGTCGTAAAAGAACTTGGCGACGGCATCCTTCAATGCCTCCTGGCCGGTTTCAGTGAAACCTTCCCCAAGGAAACTTTTGGTGAACGCCCCGAAGGTGCCTTTGCCGAGAAAGCCTTCGAGGAATTTGTCCGTGCTGAGTTGCTTGCTGCCCTTGAAAATCTTTTGACCGAGAACGATTCCGATACCAGCCCGCTCCAATGCGGTTTGGGCAGTCGCACCGACAATTGCGGACTTCGCCGCTTTGTTTCGCTCCTCCGGGGTCATCTGGTCGAACGACTTCATCATCGTCTGTTCTGCCTCGGAGATGTTCTCGTCGAACATCGCTCCCCACATGGAAGCCAGCCCGACTTGTGCTTTATTTGCGACTGAGTTAATCCCGCGCATCAATTTTGACGCACCCGAAAAAGTGCTGGACGGGCCAGAAACGAAGGTAAGCGCCATTTGTGACGGAAGTTGACCTAAGAGCACGCCGGAAATCTGATTCTCCATGCGACCTTGAGCAACTTCACCAACACCAAAAGACTCGGAGTCACGAGAAAGGCTCTGTGCCAGTTGGGCAATCTGAGGGAACATGCCTTCGCCCTGCTCGTAGCTATCGCCAAAGAAAGTGTTATCAAGCCACTGCGATCCGATGTCGGCAGCGCGAGCAAGTCCAGCGATCCCAGAATATCCGTAAGAGGAAGCGGCTGAAGCTCCCGACTGAAACAGATCCAACGCTCGATCAACTACCCCTGGGTCTAAGTCTTTGCGCTCTTTCTCGCTGAGTTGATCGATGAACGAAGCCAGATACTCCGCGTTCTGCTCGAACTGCGACTCCGTGAATGCACGTTGCTCCGGGGAAAGGTCGCGCTTCAAGTGCTTGCGAAGCGCTTTTGCATTTTCGGAAAGCACATTGGCAACTTCAAGCGGTCGCGCCCCTGCTTCACGCATAGACTCGACGCGCTCGCCCATCAGGAACTTTGGCTTTTCCTGCTCAGTCTCGACCTCCGTCGGCGAAACCTTCGTCGAGCGCGTCATCGTGCCGTCGGGGTTGACGGTGTAGCCGAGCTGCTCCGCTTGTGCGGCATCCACGTCGGCCTGCGAAATCTGGAACTCGTCGGTGACTTTGGCTGTGACGCCGTCGCCCTGCCCTTCGACCGTACGGTGAAATGCGGGGTCGCCCTGCGGAATCGGGTCGTTCTTGCCGACGATTTGGCCGTTTGCCAATTCGAGGGGACTCGGAAGCGGTGGCTTCTTGCCGCCGCCCACTACGCCGCCGTGGGCTTCGATGCGCTGATACCACTCGGGAGAGCCGATTTCAACGTCCGGGTCGCGTTGCTCGTCGAGTTCAGGAATGTCGCCCGGTTTCGCGCCCAAGCGGGAGCGTTGCTGCTCAATCCACTTCTGGCGGGCTTCGTGATACTGGCCGATTTCGATGTCGATTTCGCCAATACTGCGCTCTGTGCGATCGGCTTCTTCCAACATCGCCTTGCGCGTCTGCATCAAAGCGTCGCGGCGGTCTTCGTCGTCGATGCCTTCAAATTCGATGTCTTCGACATCCTTGTAGCCGCCAATACCGTCGCCCAAGTCATCCTGCCACACTTCGCGCTTCACCTTCTTTGCGCCCCACTGCGAATCAAACGCGTCAAGCGAGGCTCGGTGCCCTTTGGCAATCTCCGAGAGCGCGGACCGGCGCTCCTTTGCGGCCTTAATCTTCTCGCCGGTCTGAGGAATCGACTGAATGATACCGTCCACTTCCCGGCGACTGTCCAAATCGACGCGGCCATCCTCTCCGATGACAGGTGCGCTCAGTCCGATGCGGCGATTGGCCTCGGAGTCTTTGGCAAACACGCGTCCGTCACGATCCTTGTCGTAATCGATCCCGGCGGACTTGTATAGATTTTCCCGCTTGGACTCCTCAGACTTGAAGGCGTCTTTCTCTGCCTTGATCTGGTTCTTGTCGGGCTTGCTGTTGAATGGGTCGTAACCGAAGGGGTTCATTAGAAATTTAGGTCAGGAGACTTGAAAGGTAAATCTGTTGCGCGCTTTTGGACTTTATCCTTTTGCCGACGAGGGGTTGGCAACTTTGACGCATCCGCCTCGCCGACCAGTGCGGCATTGCTCTGCGCAGAGGGTGAGGGTAGATTTGCGGATGCCGGGTTGCCCGCGTCCGTATAGGTCTTTCCGGAGGTGGACGGGGGCGGCAGGTCGGGAGATGCCCCGGACTGAGACTGCATAAAAGGCTTCCGATTGTAGCCGGTCTTCGGGTCGAAGGTCGTGCCGATCGAGGCGGCGTACTCGTGAGCTTGCGTGATCTGCTCAGGGGTCGCGTCCTGCCCGCGCATTAAGAAGTTGCCCTGAGGACTTCCGGGTTGAGGGAGTCTCGACGAGATAGCTCCTTTGACCTTGTCCATGAGTCCTGAAAACATGCCGCCGCGCTCGCGGGTAATGCCGCCGTCAGGCGATTCGTTGCCGCCGACTTTCGGCGTGACCAGCGGGTCGGCTTTCGGCGTCTGAGTGTCGTGTCCTGTATTCGATCCAAAAGGGCCGGGGTTGTCCATCGTGCCACCCATCCCAAGACTCTGACCCGCCGTGCTCGACTGAAACTGCGCCATGCGCTTCGCGTCTTTGCCGCGGTAGCCTTCACTGCGCCAACCGGCCTCACGCACGCTGAAGGGAACGAAGTGGCTCGGCTTTGTGCGTGATGCTGCCATGCGCGTATCACGAGAGGTCGCACTTTCGCCAGGACGGCGGTCGTTCGCTTCAAGGCGCTTCTCGCGCGCAGCACTGTCGGCGTCGTAAAGCCGCCGTGTTGCCGTCTTCCTAACTGATGCATTATCTGAGCGAGAGAAGGTATGATCTAGGTGGTTCCAACTCCCGCCTGCCCGGATATTGCGAAGTCGTGACTGTTCCTGGTAGGTTGCCATGGTATGCGTTATTCACCTATAGCTACCGGTTGTCCATAGGTTGCATTTATTATCGGTTCCGGCGACGACTGCGACCACGGCGGCGCTTCTCGTCCAGACCGCCGCGAAAATACCCGTCCGGAGACATGAGGCTCGGGCGAGCGCCCATTTGATCCAGGGCAAAACTCTTGCGCACCGCACCGCGATAAGTGGTTCCGAGACTCGGAAGGTTATAGACGTTGATACAGTTGGACAGGACGGTGTCGTCGTGCTTCCCTGCCAAGGCCGCAGGGTGCCCGTTCTTGTCTGTCACGAAGGTGTCGATCTCCGACAAGTCCGTCTCGTCGAATGTGTCCAGCAAGCCCTCGCGCCACTCTTTCGCAAAGTGGTCGATGATCGTCTTCCGCGTGATCGCATCCGTCTTCCACCCGTACGCTTGATTGACTTGCTGCGTCGTCTCGTCCCGCTTTGTCCGCTGGTAAACCGAAAAGCCCATCTCGACAAGGAGGTTGGTCGGAGCCTGCCCGCAGTTGTTCACCTCGGGCACCACAAAGCATCGACCGTAATACTGACTCATCGCCGCCAGCACTGCTGCCGCCAAATCGACTTCAAGGCGACTTCGGTGACAGGCCACCATCTTCTTGTTCATCCAACGACCGGTCGACCTGTCCAAATACGCATCACGCCAAATCTTGAGCGAGTGATAGTCGGGGTCGCTGTCGCCGCCGCCGATTTGCTGATCCTTCCCCGTCGAAAAGTCGCCACTCGCCAAATACCGGCATCCCATCCGGGGCTGCTCGTAAATCAAGACTTCCCCACGAGGATCCGGAAAGACTGAGACTTGTTTCGCCTCGCGGTCATAGTTCATCGTGACGCGCTGAGGTAAGTTCGACGGCATTGCGTCACGACAGCGCTTCGTATGGAACTCGTTGAAACGCTTCTCCGCACTCGCCTGAAAGCACTCCTCCCAATCGCTCGGATACTCCTGGCGGAACTTCCTTACACTGTTGCCGCACACGTTGTTGATCGTGTTCCGACGCCAGTGCAAATGCTCCAAGGTGATCGTCTCGTAGTTATGCTCCCCACCGCCGTAAAGTCGAAGCTCACGGCGCTCCTCATACCACGCGTTCTCAGGTAGGTCGATCGATGCCTCAAACGCCTCGCGCTCCGCATCATCGCGGAAGGGACGCTTCGAGTTCTCAAACTCATACCACGCCGCAAAGATAAAATGCCAGTCACCCTGGCCGTTCGCCGCCGCCTTACAGGTGTCATAGAACCATCCTTTCGGCCCATTCGGCGTCGAGTCTGCGATGATCACCCCGCGATTTGTCGTCTGATCTTGCGCCACTTCGCAACTCGGCAGCAACGCCAATGTCGGGTCTTTCTCCTTGCCCGTGTAGTGCGCACACTCAGTCAGGTTCAACGCCTGACGAGTCCCGCCACGTCCCGCGTTACTGCTGCCCGCAGTCTCCTTGCCGTAAGTCGATCCACAGGGCAATTTGATGTCCGTGTCCGTATTCCCAGGCTTTGAACGGGAAGCCAAGGGCGGATAGTCCTTATCGGGGTGCCAGTCGAACTGATCCTCCTCCGCGATTGTCCGGTAAATCTCAAAGATTTCGTCACTCGTCCCGTCCTTGTCCGCCATGATCGTCCCGTTCGTTCCGGGATGACGCTGATTGTGGCAGTAAATTACGTCCTGACTGCACGTACTCGCACCCTTCCGGCGAGGCTTTAGAATGATCGCCATGCAACCTCGGTTTTCCCGCTGGCACTTCTCGTAGTAGTCAAAGAGCCGAGTCTGCAAAATGTTCGGCTTCGGGCCGCGAACCTTTGTCCCGTCGTTCAGGCGTATCACTGCATGACTACTGAAATGCGCCGTCACACTTCGGCGAGGTAAGTCCGCCAATGTCCGCAGCACATCTTCATTTTTTAGATTCAGGTCAGGTGAGCTCATCGTATGGGTGGTGTTTTTGCGGGGGCAGGGTCAGGAAGGAAGGGGAAGGGAACCACTACTCTTTCTCTCTTTGGATGGACTGAAATAATCTTCGCGTCATTTGCGGGGGTAGGGG